ATGACATTGTAGTAGACACAGGTGGAGCAATTGAAGATGATTCAAATAACGAATACATTAAATTTGTTAAAACAGCTTCAGCTGTAAACGAAATATCTATTACTAACCAAGCTACTGGTTCAGCACCAAGCATTGCAGCTACAGGTGATGATACTAATATTGATTTCAATTTAACTCCAAAAGGAATTGGAAGAGTTACATTAAATGGTAATGGTAAAATTCAAGGTTTAGCAGAAAAAGTAAATGTTAACGGTACATTCACATCAAACGTTAATATTGATACTAATACTCAAGCAGTTCAATTAGATACTGCAGCAGCTACTGCAAACTTTACAGTTAATTTAAGAGGTGATGGTTCAAACTCTTTAGATGCGTCTATGGATGTAGGTGAATCAATTACAGTTGCATATATTACAAAACAAAATGCAACAGCATATTACAACACTACAGTACAGGTAGATGGAACAGGAGTAACTCCAGTTTGGCAGGGTGGTTCTGCACCTACAGCTGGTAACGTTACATCAAATGATGTTTACACATACACTGCAATTAAAACTGCAGCTTCTACTTTCACAGTGTTGGCTGCACAAACGCAATTCGCGTAATAGGAGGATTATAGAAAGATGCCAATTTTAGGTTCATTCGGAGCAGGCGGAAAAGGTGGATACGGTCGAGGCGGAGCACCCAAATACCAAATTGAATTTTTAGTTGTAGCTGGTGGTGGTGGAGGAGGTACTCACGTCGGTGGAGGAGGAGGAGCTGGTGGTTACAGAACTTCAACTCAAGACGTTGCTGTAGGAACAACTATTACTTGTACAGTTGGAGGAGGAGGAACTGGTGCAAACACTAATCCAGCAACAGCTTCAAATAGTAATGGTACTGATTCTTCAATTTCAGGAACAGGATTAACAACAATAACATCAACTGCAGGTGGTGGGGGAGGTACAGCTTATGATGCTGGTGCACCTGGTGGTTCTGGAGGTGGTTCTGGACACGGCCCAAATGCTGGAGGAACAGGAAACACTCCAAGTACAGCTCCAAGTCAAGGTAATAATGGGGGAGCTGGTACAAATGCTGGTATACACGGCGCTGGTGGAGGCGGCGGCGCTGGAGGAACTGGTACAGATGGAACAACAGGTTCAGGTGGTGATGCTGGAAATGGAACATTAAATTCAATAACAGGAAATTCTTGGTACTGGTCAGCTGGTGGTGGTGGATCGTGTAATGTAGGAGGACCAACTGGTCCTGCTGGTTATGGAGGTCTCGGTGGTGGAGGCGGTGGAGCTGCACAATCTGGTACAGCAGGAAATGGTGGTGGAAGTGCTAAAAATTCTGGTGGCAATGGAGGAAATGCACCTGGTGCTGCTGGAGGTAATGGTGGAGCTAACACAGGTAGTGGAGCTGGTGGTGGTGCACACAACATAACCCCCAGTTATGGAACTGCTTCTGGTGGAAGTGGAATAGTTGTTATAAGCGTTCCAATTGAAAATTATTCAGGAACAACTACTGGAAGTCCAACTATTTCAGATAATGGTTCTTACAAAGTTTTACAATTTACAGGAAGCGGAAGCTACACAGCATAGGAGTTATATATGGCACATTTTGCAAAATTAGGAACAGGAAACATAGTTGAAAGAGTTGAAGTAGTATCAAATGATATTGCTACAACAGAACAAGCTGGTGTAGATTTTTTAAACAATCTTTATAAAACTAGCGATGTTTGGAAACAAACTTCTTATAATAACAACATTAGAAAAAATTATGCTGGAAGAGGTTATATTTATGATGAAGATAGAGATGCTTTTATTCCACCTAAACCTTTTAATTCTTGGGTATTAAATGAAACTACTTGTCGTTGGGAAGCACCAGTTGCTTATCCTAATGATGATCAATATTATATTTGGAACGAAGATACTCAATCTTGGAATTTAGTATAAATACTTATTTAAGTGAAAGAATATAAACTCAATAATAATAATAATTTTATTGACGGATATTATTTATCTGATTTATCAATATGTGATGACTTAATAGATTTTTTTAACAAATCTGATTCTAAAGTAAAAGGTAAAATAGGTGGTGGTCTTAATATAAAAGTTAAAGATAGTTTAGATTTACAATTAAGTATTAATTTAATTCCTGAACATAAAATTTTACAATCTTATTTTGAAGAATTAAGTAAAATAATTGAATTATATAAAACAAAATATAAATTTTGTGATGAAATAGTAGATAGATGGGGTGTTGAATATGATTTTAATATTCAAAAATATCAACCAACTCAAGGTTATCATCAATGGCATTGTGAAAAAGCAAGTATAAATACATCAAAAAGACATTTAGTATATATGACTTATCTTAATGATGTAAAAAAAGGTGGGGAAACAGAATGGTACTATCAAAAACTTAAAGTAAAACCCGAAAAAGGATTAACTTTTATTTGGGGTTCAGATTGGACTTTTACACATAAAGGTCATACTACTATCGATGAAGATAAATATATTATAACTGGGTGGTATGAATTAAGAAACAATTAAGAATTGAGATTTAATAAATAATATTTAATGTCAGAAGTTATAAAATTTCCAAAAAAACCAAAATTTCAAAACCCATCTTGGGCTTTTAAATTAGATAAAGTTAATCTTTATGCTTATTGGAATGATGCTTTCACAAAAGAAGAATGTGAAAAGATAATCAAGATTGCTAGAAACAAAGGTTTAGTTAAAGGCAAAACAATGGGTAAATCAGATGTTAGAAAAAGTAAAGTATCTTGGTTATATGCTTGTGATGATATGGAATGGGTATTTCGTAGAGTAACTGACATCATATTAAATTTAAATGAAAGATTTTTTGGTTTTGATATTTTTGGACTAAATGAAGGATTCCAATTTACAAACTACAAAGCACCAGGTGATAAATATGGTAAACACGTTGACAGAGCTTTAGATATGGTAGTTAGAAAATTATCAGTATCAATTCAACTAACTGACCCTAAAGAATATGAGGGTGGAGAACTTTATCTTTATGACAATGATAAAGGAACATTGATGGATAAGAAACAAGGAACATTAGTATTGTTTCCATCTTATGTTTTACACGAAGTTATGCCTGTAACAAAAGGCGAAAGAAATTCATTAGTAAGTTGGGTAACAGGAAATCAATTTCAATAATGGTTAGAAAATTATCTGTTGAAGAAACTATTAAAAGATACACTAATGAAAATGGTTTTTCGTGGGGTACTAATACAGTAATGAAATCCTTAGCACCTGGTGCTAGTTATGATTTAACTTCTGCTGCTGGTGAATTTATAATAGATAGATGGGATTCTCCTTTACCACAACCTACATCACAAGAAATAAGAGATGAATACATAAGGCAACAAACAATAGCCGAATGTATTGAATATTTTAAAAATAAACAATAAGTAGCATCATTGATAAATAAATCAAAAAATGTTATAAATATATCAGCTACGGGATTACCACCAAACACCAATCCTGTAGCTACTTAATGAATATAATAGATAGATTTTCTAAATATTTAACATCTATAGAATACCCAAAAGAAAAAACATCTTGGAATATTGCAGGTATATTGAAAGACAGGAATGCCTTTTATAAATTTGATGTTAGAGATATGTTTAATCTTCCTGATGGTACCCCTGCTCAAAAAGGTAGATTAGATTCTAAAGCAGATAAAATGGTTTTAGAAATGGATGATAAATGGGTTATTCTAGATTTAGAAGAACTTCATCAATACATAAAGAAAAATAAACTAAAGAAAGTCTATGTAAATGATTTGATATCTAAGCTAGAATGGACTATATTTTTGGCAAAAAATTAGATATAGTGGTTTATTATGTTACAAAAATTGAATTTTAAACCAGGTTTTAATAAACAAGCTACAGCATCAGGAGCAGAAGCACAATGGATAGATGGAGATTTTGTCCGTTTTAGATATGGTCTTCCTGAAAAAATAGGTGGTTGGAGACAACTAACTATTGCTAATAAAACATTACCTGGTGTTGCTAGAGCCCAGCATACATGGACAGCCATTAGTGGTGAAAAGTATGCAGCTATTGGAACACACAAAGGATTATTTTTATTCTATGGGGATGCGTTCTATGACATCACTCCATTAGATACAGCTATTACATCTTGCACATTTTCATCTACAACAGGTTCAGCAACTTTAACTGTTAATAAAACATCACATGGATTAGAAGTTGGAGAGTACTTTACATTTAGTTCTACATCATTACCTGGTGGTGGAGAGACAGGATATACAACAGCTGATTTTAATGATATTGCATATGAAATAATTACAGTTCCAAATGCAAATTCATTTACAGTTACTATGGCATCAAATGAAACAGGTTCAGGAATGTCGGCTCAAGGATCAGTATCTGTTAAACCATATGTTACAGTTGGTCCAGCTTTTCAAACACCTGGTTATGGTTGGGGCACATATTTATTTGGTGATTCAACTTGGGGAACAGCAAGAACAGTATCTGATGTAATTTTATCTCCAGGACAATGGTCATTAGATAACTTTGGACAAATATTAATTGCAACTATTGCAGATGGTAAAACATATACTTGGGATGCCGGAGCCTCTGGTGCTAGAAGCATTAGAGCAACTGTTATGTCAGGAGCTCCTACTAAAACAATATTAACACAGGTATCAGATAGAGATAGACATTTATTTCATTTTGGAACAGAAGCAACTATTGGAAATACATCAACTCAAGATCCAATGCTTATAAGATTTTCTAATCAAGAAGATTATACTGTTTATCAACCAACAGCTACTAATACTGCTGGTACATTTAGATTAGATAAAGGTAATAAAATTGTTGGAGCTGTATCTGGTAAAGATTATACATTAGTATTAACAGATAGTTCAGCTTATGTAATTCAATATGTAGGACCACCATTTACATTTTCAGTAAAACAAGTTGGTACGAACTGCGGATTAATATCTCAACATGCATTAAGTTATTCTAATGGTATGGTATTTTGGATGTCAGGTGAAGGTGGATTTTTTGTTTACGATGGTACAGTTAAAGCACTTCCATGTTTAGTAGAAGATTTTGTATTTACAAATGATGGAGATAACTTAGGTATTAATTACGATGCTGCTGAAACAACTTATGCAGAACATAATTCTTTATACACAGAGATTAATTGGTTTTATCCAAAAGCAGGATCTCAACAAATTGATAGATGTGTAACTTATAATTATGGAGAAAATGTTTGGTATACTTCTTCATTAGCTAGAACAAGTTATGCAGATCAAGGTGTGTTTGATTTACCTTATGCAACACAGTATTCAACAACAGCTACACCTAACTTTATGATACAAGGTATAACTAATTTAGCTGGAGCATCTACTTATTACGCTCATGAAATTGGAACTGATCAAGTCAATAGCTCAGGTACAACTTCTATTGATGCTTATATACAATCTGGAGATTATGATATTACTGCTGCTAGAGCTCCAACGGGTCAGGCTACAGGAATAGCAGACTTAAGAGGTGATGGTGAATTTATTATATCTATGAGTAGATTTATTCCTGACTTCAAAGTGCTTACAGGTAATTCAAAAATTACATTATTGCTAAATGATTATCCATCAGAGACAGCTACAAGCTCACCTCTTGGACCCTTTACAATTAGCAATTCTACTGCTAAAGTAGATACTAGAGCAAGAGGACGATTGCTTTCAATTAAAATAGCTAATGACGCTGTAGGTGAAACATGGCGTTATGGTACATTAAGAGTAGATTTAAGACCGGACGGTAGAAGATAATATGATATATCCACAATACGCACCATATAATTTATATAATTCATTAAATGATATTGATGATATTGAAGGAGTAGCAGGCGACTCAGCTTTTCTTGGATCTGCTATGAAAAATTCAGTAACTGGTTTTAAAGATTACACAGACTTTATAAAAAGTATTGCTGAAGCAAAATTACAAAACAATAATTTAGGAATTACAGGTACTGAACAATTTCAAGATTTTTATTATGATCCTAATAAATATTATGCAGACTTTCCAGGTTATCAAAATTTACCAGAACAAAAAATTTCAAGTGGTAATAGAAATGGAATACGAGGTACTGAACAATTTCAAGATTTTTATTATGATCCTAATAAATATTATGCAGACTTTCCAGGTTATCAAAATTTACCAGAACAAAAAATTTCAAGTGGTAATAGAAATGGAATACGAGGATTACTACAAGCTGCTATGGGTTATATTTCAAAATCTCCAATTGGATTAATTGGTAATTTATTTAGAGGAATAGGATCTTTAAATAACAGATTACAAAATTCAGATTTTGGTAGATCAGCTACATTAGCGGAATTCTTACAAAGAAGAAGAGATAGAAAAGCAAGAGAAGAAGCAGCTGCAAGAGGAGCTCAAAAAGAAATACAAAGAAACATTAGAGAAGGTACATCCGGAGATATTGGAGGTGGCTGGACACAAAGAGATACAGGTGGTGGAACTGTTTCTTTTTCTGGACCTTCTGGTGAAAGTTTTAGTGGTTATAGTAATACTCAAGAAGGAATAGGAGCTGCATCTGCTGATTGGGGAAGTAGCTAATGGCCAGAATAACATCTTACATTCCTGAACCAAAACAAGAATATGATGTAGAAAATCAAAGACAAATTCTTCGTGCGGTTGATACTATTAAGAATGAATTAAATTTTTCTTTTCAAAAAGACTTGAAAGATGAACAAGATGCTTATAAATGGTTTATATTCTAAATGACTATACAATATAAAAATCAAGGTTTTAATTTAACCACTACTAATTTAACTACAGTATTAACTATTAACACTAGTTCTGTGGCAATTGTAAAAAGCATTAGTCTTACAAATGAACATAGTAGTAATAATTTAACTGAGATGTATTTACATGATTCTTCTGCATCTGCGGATTATGAATTTTTTCACAAAGATTTAACTGCAGACGCAACAGAACAGGCTGCAGGTCAAGTTTTAAATTTAGAAGCAGGAGATAGTATAAAGGTCCAAACAGAGGTTGCAAATACTGTAAAAGGTGTTATAAGTTATGCGTTAATAGATAGGTCACAAGAAAATGGATAAAGATACATTAAAAATTAATTGTACAACTCACGTAGTAATTAAAAATAAATTTACAGGGAAAGTATATAAAGACGAAGCAGAAAGAGATGCGGATATCAATGACCCAAATACTTCTACAACTCAAGATCACATACAACAAGATCTAACAGTTGAAGTATCACCAAAAGGTCTTGAAGCGCTTAAGAAAGTAATGAGCAAGAATGACAATAAATCCTAGAGGCGGAACAGAATTACAATTAGAATATCTAAGAAAGTATGTTGATTCTAGTTTATTAGATCAAGTACAAATCACAACATCTGTACCAGAAAAGATTCCATTACATCCAACTAAAGTAAATATACTTTGGCAAAAAAATTCATACGATCAACCTAATCTGGCCCCATGGTTCAAGGATAAATCTAATCATAAAAAATATGATTGGTATGTATTTAATTCTAACTGGAACTATGAAAAATTTAGAATGATGTTTGATATACCTTGCGAAAGGTCTGTTATAATTAAAAACGGTATAGACAACATAGAACCTAGAAACTTGAATCTAATTGGTAATAGAAAAATAAAAATTATACATCATTCAACACCTTGGAGAGGTTTATCTGTTTTATTAGGTGCAATGCAATTAGTAAAAAATCCAAATATACAATTAGATGTTTATTCTTCTTGTGAAGTATATGGTAAGGCATTTGCTGAAGCTAATGATAAGCACTATCAAGCTTTATATGATCAAGCAAAAAAATTACCTAACGTAAGTTATATCGGCTACAAACCAAATGAGTATATAAAACAAAATTTAAAAAACTATGATTTATATGTTTATCCATCTATATGGGAAGAAACATTTTGTATATCAGCTTTAGAAGCTATGGCTGCAGGTTTATATTGTGTAATAACTAACTACGGTGCACTATATGAAACATGTGCAGAAT